GGCATCCTTGGCGGCGTCTCGGTTGATCGATCTGGACACTCCGTTGGGGCGGGACTTACGGATGCCCCATTTCATACCCTTGACACCGTAGTGAACAAGTTCGCCGTTTACATAAGAGTGGAAGAACTCATCGTCCAAGATAACAGCTCCCGGAGCATTGCGAATCTCTTCGAGTCTCCGCGTCATACTCTCCTCATCGGGGATTTGAGAGGGCAATATGAAACCGGGGGACCTGTACATGTTACTTCACCTCCTTAAAAGGTGTTGGGTCGACACCCATCTCTTTGTGTAGAGTTTTACCCCATTCCTGAACGTACCTTGGCGGGTTGGTCCCCCAGTGATATGCACTGAAGAGTTCAGCTTCCAACTCGCCTCTCTCCATGGTGCTCATCGCGTAATCGGATACGTCCCAGATTTGGCGTCCCTCGCGAGCGGCTACTTTCTGAGCAACCTTCAGAGCCTTGTTCCGAGCTTCGATGTTCCCACCCGAGACCTTTTGCCTACCACGAGAATCGGTAGTCAATTGCTGGGTGGAATGAAATATGGCGTGAGAATTCTCATGAGTGATCAGACCCTTCACGTTACCGGTACCCGCGTGGTTCCAATTCCCATCGGCATCTTGGAGCTCACGGCGCATGTCTCGAGCGCCGACGAAGATTGTACCTTCGTTAGCCGAACCGAGTTCCTGAGTGTTCTCTACGAAAGCGAGGAAACTCTTCTCGAGTTCAGGCGTGTATATCGGGTGACTTTTGTCGAAGACCTTTACGTCCTTGACTGTGTAACCGTACCGATCATGCATGAGACGAGCAACTTCGAGAGCACCCGAGGCAGTGCTACTGTGAACTCGAGAATCAATTCTAGGCGGTGTGAAAGGCTGCCTAGAGGTCGTCTCCTCGTCCTTACGAACACCCCACTTCATACCCTTGACACCATAGTGAACAAGTTCACTGTCGAAGTCGCTGAATTCGAATAGAGTAAAACCCGTAGTTTCCTCGGATCGCCTTCGAAGATCGTCTTTGAGTTCTTCCTGGGAAGAATATGCCGACGGAAGGACGAATCCAGGCGTTCTGGACATCGGTCACTTCCTTTCCTTGAATGGGGTCGGGTCGATCCCCATTTCTGCGTGAAGAGTCTGCCCCCATACCGTTACGAAAGAAGGCGGTTTCGGATGCCAGTGGTACTGTGAGAAGAGTTCGGCTTCGATCTCCTCATGGCCGTGCGAGGAAGCTGCGTAACCAGACAGCTTCTCCAATAGTCTGTGTTCTGATATACCCTTACGCTGTGCCTCGTCGACCATGGCTTGGAGAGCCTTCATTCGGGCTTCTTTCTCCCCACCAACTACCTTTCCATTCTCGTCGTACTTCTCCCGTGAATGGAATATCGCGTGTGCAGATTCGTGGGTGATGAGCCCTATCGGGTTCCCCAAACCTTTCCCTACCCAGCCCGTCTTCTCGGAGGCCTTCATCTCTCGAGTGGGATCACGTATGGCGAGGTAAATATCACCTTCGAGTTTTTGCTTACCATTGTTCGCAACGTAACCGAGGGTGCCTCTCGAGTATTCTTCGTGACCAGGAGCGATGGCTTTGATCTCTCGAACCTTGTAGCCGTATCGCTCTTGGATCAGAGCTGCGACCTCACGAGCGGCTTGCTGGGAAACCACATGGACTCTAGAGTCCATCTTGGGGCTTTCGCCAACGGACTGAAAACGTCCAGCGACATCATCATCCTTACGGACGCCCCACCGCATACCCTTGACGCCATAGTGGACGAGTTCGTCGGTCATGACCCCAGCTTGTGGTCGCTCTTCTTGTGGGCGGCGAGAGCGAGGCTAGAGAGGCTTACTGTTCCGTAGGCCTTCAGAATATCCGAGGTCTTGGCCTTGCCGGTGGCCAGACGCTTTTCCTGATCTCGAAGCTTCTTGGCTCTACGAGCTGCCTCGTTCTTGAGGCCACCGCTCCGGACGAGGTTGGCGGCCGTGGAGTTCATGGCGGTTGCGAACTTCTCCATCTTCGTAGCCGTGCCGTCTGCCACTCTTTCTAGACGGGCTGCGCGGAGATTCAAGTCGCCGGTTCGAGCCTTGCGGACGCCCCACTTCATACCCTTGACGCCGTAGTGCTTGAGTTCGGAATGCTTCGCTTCATCGAAGTTGTATTCCATGTTCGTCAGACCTCCCCACATTCCGGCGCCAGATCCTGTCACTTCTCCGGTCACCTTGAAGCCGAGCTTCTCATAGATATGCCTAGCGTCGGGAGAGATCCCGGGTACTTCGAGGGTCATCTTCTTGAAGCCCTCCTGCTTACCAAAATCCCGTCCAGCCTGCATGACGGCTGTAGCATAACCTTTACCACGAGCGGACTTGTCGATCCCAAGCCAATTGAGATAAAGCTCGTCCTTGTTTCGCTTCGTGACGTAGGCATCTCCGACCTTTTTACCGGAGCCATCCAAGATGTCGAGACTGGCGTTCTTCGAGTACCACTCGCGATACTTCTTACTCATCCTACCCGTGAGTTCAGCGACCTTGGTGGGCGGGACTTTCTGGAGTGTGATGGTCTCTCCCGAAGCCGTCTTACGACTTACCGTGTCCGGTCCGAGAGATTTGAGTGGTTCTCGCGTTGGCTTGTCGGACTTCCGAACACCCCACTTCATACCCTTAACACCGTAGTGCTTGAGTCCCTCGCTCATTTCGGCAATGTTGCTCTCGATGAGATCGAGGAGGTCTCCGTACTCCGCTTCGAGATTGAAATCACTACTCATTTTGACAGGACCTCCCTTCGAGGTCTCGTTTAGTACTTACGATTCTCCAACTCGATGAGGCTGGCTTCGGCGAAGTTGATGTCGTCCTTGGTGAGAGGTTCATTCGACTTCTTACCGACAAGCTCACGAGCGAAGATGACGAGAGGAGTCTCTCCGATGACGCCAGCGTCCATCTCATCGACAATTGCTCCATAACCCTTCTTACGGAGTGCGTCGAACATTCCCATGGCGTGGCCGTCACTCCAACTACCACCACTGAGCTCTTGATACTTGGCCAAGACTCGTTCATCCGTGTACCAAGCCTCGAACTCTTTCTTACCGCCTATCAGAGATTCTTTCAGTGCTTCGAGTGTGGTCGACAGCTTTGGAACTCGAATGTCTTGCTCGGCTTGAAAGGTTACATGGTGAAGTGGTCCGAGCAGCTCTTGGCGGAACTGAGATACATATCGATGGTAGTCTTCCAGGCTGTGAGTGGAATACGTCGCATCTCGAAACTCGGTTTCCGCTTTTTGTGAGAGTCGATGAAACTCGTGACCAGCCGGAAGGGTGAACTCGTCCCGCTCCCAAGAACTGTCTTTGATGTAGTCGTTACTACCCCAAGTTTTGATCTTGGAATGCATGACGTGCTTATGGAACGTCTCTGGACTGATCGACTTTCCGCGAAGTTCCTCAATGGACTTTACGGTCTTGGCTTCAGCAATCGCATTTGCTGCGATCAGACCAGCAATGGCACCGGTGAATATCAGAGCTTTCTTGTGTCTGGCAACAAAGCTCTTCTTGGTTGGCTTCTCGTCTGAACCTTCGAGCTTGGCCTGAGACTTCTTCTCGTTGGCCTCCAGGTTTTTCTTGATCTGTTTGGCGTTGGGTTCCTTCTTGGGCTTGTGCGCCTTCTTCCACTTCTTGTCAGCGGAAGTCATGCGGTACTTGCCGGTCTCCTCGTCCTTTCGGACACCCCACTTCATACCCTTGACGCCGTAGTGGGTAAGAAACCTCTCGCTTCGGAGAATATCGTCAATGGCCGAGGCACCATGCTGAAGTATCCGAGCAATCTCGTCTTCCGAACTACTCATTTCACCTCCTTCCTACTCGAACTGTTCCTTGTTGAGCTTGTAAGCGATGAAAGCATCCATCATCGCAGCAACGTTGTCGATCTTGGCTTCCTGACGCTTCTTAAGAAGCTTTCGGTTGCCGTTCGTGTCCTCCATGGTAATGGCGTTACCCATGGCAAAGGTCATCAGTGCCTGATCAAATATGAGCAAACGTTCGCCACTCAGAGCCTTGAGTTCCCCAAGCGGGACCGACTCTGTCTTCGCCCCCTGAATCACTTTCTCGATGCCGTAAGGCCCGTTCTCCGCTTCCCAGCGGGCTACAAACTCCTTTGCGTTGTAGGGGTCGAAACCAAGTGCGCGCACATCATAGTTACAGTCCTGGATATGGACGTCCAGGTCGTCGTAGACCTCCATCATGTCGAGGATCGTTCCCTCAAGAACGTGGAGGCTGCCCTCGTCTATGAACTCGTTGTACTTTTGGCGCATAGCTCCATGGAGCTTGAGCAAGGTCAACGAGGAAATGTAGCTGCGGGTCTTTACGCCAAATCCTCCGCCTCGCAGAGGGAAGATGAATGTGAACGCACAGAAGTCGTCACCCTGAGAGAGGTCCGCTCCAAGAGCGCAAGGCATTCCCCAGAAGGTTCGAGGATGGTGAGGCAGAGTCTCTTCGTAAGTGAAGAAGTACGTATACCCCTCCATCGGAATCCCGAAACGCTTTGCCAGAATATCGTTCCGGGAAGCAGGAGCCTTCTCGGCTCGTTCAACGTCGAGTTGGTAGGTGTCATAGGTGACGGTCTTCCCGAGATTGGGATTGGCCTTCAACCACATCGCCGGGTTTCCGACCTCTTCCAACTCATCCAATCGGTAATGCCAGATCGAAACGTGAGGTGCTTGATACTCGCCCTTGAGAATATCGGCAAGCTCGAGCTTGATGGTGTCACCGCTGCCGTTTCGAACGGTTCCCTCGGAGCTGACGGCTACAATGAGATAGTCGTCCAGCTTGGAAGAACCCTGTTCGATGGCGCCAATGACGTCTTCCCGGAGATCTCCCGAAAGCCACTCGTCGACGGTCGCTACCTTGGTTCGGAGGCCTTGGAGCTTGTTGATGGTCATTGGCCGGACCTCGAGCATCGATCCCGTGAGGAAGTTCTCGATACCCTTCTTGGTGGCAGCCAGTTTGACTCGGTTGGCCTTGGAACCAGTCGTGTTCTGTAGTGACCCTTCGGTCATGAACGAAAATAGCGGACCGCGACTTCTGGTGATTGCGGTCCTGATCGGCTGCATGACCTCTTCGGCTTGCTTCATGGTCGGAGCCGTGGTGATCTGGTGAGTCGTCGAGGTGTCCACGTTCAGAAAATAGCTCTGAAGACACGACTCATAGAGCGACTTGGCGGCGCCTCGTGCAACGATGAGGTACTGCTTGGTTGTCAACCGCTTCTTGATAACCTTGTCGACGTACCTACCCCCATGGTTGTCGGGATCGGGTTCGTAGACGCTCCGGTTGATGAAGTAGTACCAGCAGAATATCTGTTCGGCCCAGAGCTTGAACGAGTCGAGCAGATGAAGGTCACTCCCGTCGGTGAGAGTTAGTTCCTTCTCACAGTAGAGGACGAAGCCCTCGACCGGAGCAGGATCGTAGTAGATGTTCGGGTTGGCGATGAGTGCGTCGATGCGGTTCATCTCCAAGGAGACTTCTCGGTTGACCGGAATATCACCGCGCATCACCGCCTCACGGAACTTGCCGTAGTAGTACGGTGTTGCCGTGTTCGACAGAGCCATCGTCGACCCTCCCTTCTACGGTCTCCGTTCGCGCTCTCGTGCGATGTTCCTAGCAATGGCTCCGGCTCCTGCGGCTACGGCAGCAGAAGTGCCGCCAGTCGCGTAAGCAGCTCCTGCCGAAAGGGCCGTACCGAGACCCGTCTTGACGGCCTTTCCGGTTTCCGTCTCCAGGAATTTCCGAACCTTCTCGACGGTCTCGCCGTAAGCGAGAACCTTCTTGACCTGATCGTGGCCCTTGTCGACAGATGACTTCTGGGGAGACCCAGGCGGGGGTGTCACAATATTCCGGTACTGGCGTTCCAGGTTCATGCGGGTCAGAAGACCTTGGAGTTCCTGGTTGCTGAGCGAATGTGTCCCGCCTTCGGCAATCTTGCGCTGGGCGTCCATGGCAGCCTTGACGTCGGCCGAGACCTTGGGTTTCGAAGCCGATCGAGACTCGGATGATCCGCCGGAACCGCCCGCTCGAGCGAGTTCTGCATCGGAGCGACGTACGCCCCACTTCATGCCCTTGACACCGTGATGACTCAGGCTGCCGGAATAACCTCCGGGTCGGGATCGATCCACTGGTCCTCCTCTCGCAGGACGTTGAGGCGCCACTCAAGTTCGGCGGCGGTCTTGTTCATGGCATCGAGGGCGAACGAGGTCCCTGGAGGATCGAAGAGAAGTCGTACCTTCAAGTACAGATACGACTTCACCATGTTCATCCGTGAGTCGCCCCCGATGAAGCTTTCCCACGTGGCCGTAGAGTCCTCGATCATGAACCCTTCGGTCGGACCTATCCCGACTTGGGTCAGGACTGAGATCATGCTGTTAAGATGAAGCATGATGTCGAGGTCGAACGAGGTGTCAGCCTCACTGAGACCGATGAGCTTCTTCGTTGACGTAAGGATGCTCTGCGCCACGTGGGAAACCTCCTTTCATTTTGACGATGTTGCGTGTTCAGTCTCGACGATTGACCTCGGCCTGTACGGCGTCGTAGTTGTAACCCGCCTTCGTCAGCCGGGACTTGCGCTCGGCACCGTCACCCCAGTCGCCTCGGATGACCTGCGTGGCGACCTGGCTGACGGTCAGCTTGGGCTTGGTCTCGCCCTTGGGCGTGAGCAGCCGGTTGACCTCGGCTTGGACCTTCTTGGCGTCGTAGCCCGCCTTCTTGAGACGAGAGACGCGGTCCGTTCCGTTGCCCCAGCCGCCTCGGCCCTCGATGATCTCGTTGGCGATCTGGCTGACGGTCTTCTTGACCGGCGGGTCGCCCGCCTTAAGACGACGAACCTCAGCCTGGACGACGGAGTAGTTGTAACCGGCTGCCCTCAGACGGCTCTCTCGCTCTGGACCGTTCCCCCACTCACCCTTGATGACAGACTTTACGATCGCGTCGAGACTCAGGGGGCCGTCGTTCTTGTCGGGGGTGGAGGGGTCCGGGGAGGAGGGGGTGGGCTTTTGGTAGCTGCCCGAGAAGAACAGTGCGTGGACGTGGTCCTTGTGGTTCGCCGTGCTGTTACCTCGGTCAGCCATGCCACGTACGACGCCGGGGCTGGTGACGGTCGAGGTGATCTTCTGGTACCAAATGACGTGCTGTAGGCGGAGCCGCTTACGGTTCTTCCAGATGTAGTTCCGAACCCAGTCACCGGCCGCCTTGTTGCGGACCATGAAGTCCAGGGCTCGGCCGCTGTGGTGCTCGGTGTTGCTGGCGTTGCCGTCGTACCCCCACATGTACCAGACGTCGTGTCCGGCTTCCTGGGCAGCGTCGAAGACCTCCCGGGAAATGGACTTGGTGGTGGCGGTGATCTTACCGAGCTTGGCGCTGGCGTGGCTGTAGGTGGTCATGCGGACTGGTCCTCCTCGGCGTCGAAGTCGGCCGCGCTCTCTTCGGCGAGAACGGTGTCGGCCAGCTCGTCCTCGCTGACGTCGTTGATCGGCGGGCAGGGCCCGGTGGGCTCGTCGGTCTTCTTGGTGGTCATTGCTCCTCCTACCAGAGCTTCGTGTCGCCGGGCTGTCGGGCAACGAGCGGACGGGGAAGTAGTCTCTCGTCGCCGTAGTGGATGGCGTTGTGCGTTCGGTGAGTAACCGTGATCAGGTTGTCCGGGTCGATGAGACAGGGGTCTCCGGATTCGAGTTGTTGGAGAGTGATGGGATTGATGTGATGAATATAGACCCGATCATGGATCTCATAACCCTCGATCCCAAGATCGCAACCTTCATCTCGGACGATGATCCTGTCCCGAGCTTGGCGCCACTCTCGTGAGGTGTAGAACCCTTGGTTGACCCATCGGTCAAAACCAAAGGTCGCTTGTCCTACGTTCCCTCGAAGAGCGAGGTAGCGAAAACGTTCGGCGAACGTTGTCAGCTTACGAAGCTCTCGGTAACTCCTATTCATCGGGCTGCTCAAACGGTTGCTGACCGGAATAAGCCCGCATGGCGCTGATCGCGTTAGTGTACAGTTCCTCGATCCGCTGCTGAGACTCGTAGGCCTCGCGCTTGACCTTGAGTAGTTCGTTCTCGTGTCTGAGACGCTCCTGCTCGAGGATCTCTCGGGTCGAACCTAGCTTCAGGAAATGGGTGATCACCTGAGCTGAGGCTGTACCATCTTCCAACTGCTGTTCAGCGAGCCTGGCGGCCTTAGCCACGAGCTGACTCTCCCGAGCCTCGGGAGTTGCGGCCGGTTTATGTCGACTAGGTCTCGGTTGCGGATCACTTTGTCGGCGAGCAGGCACGGTTTTCAACTCCTTTCGGTTGGGTTCATGTCAAGAAAGTTAGACTCCTGGGACCTCAGCCCTAGGTTTGTTTGACCAAAAGTTCCCCCGGGGCTTTCCGGGGGTGTAAAACTTCTGCCGAAAAGTTCCCCCGGAGGAAAAATATGG